AGTTGTAATTTGGCCCACAAATATTAAGGAGAAGGACATCAATGACATGTACCTGGCAGGTCTTCCTGTCAATGAAATTGTAAAATCGAATACTTATCAAGATCTCACCGCAAAACTCAAATTTAACGATTGGAAGAAATGATTACGGCTACTAAAGAACAAATCTTTGTCAAAAAGAGAAATGGCAGAGGAACAGAACCACTAGATTTGGACAAAATTCATGCAATGGTCGAAGAAGCATGTGAAGATCTCTCTGGTGTTTCATCCTCTCAAGTTGAAATGAATGCCGAGTTGTCATTTTATGACGGCATCACTACGGCGGACATTCAGGAGACACTTATCAGATCTGCTTCTGACCTGATTACACTCGAAAACCCCAACTATCAGTTTGTTGCCTCAAGGTTACTTCTATTCTCACTTCGTAAATCCATCTACCATAGAATGTGGGAGCTCCCGTCGATTTTGGAGCAGATTAACATAGGTGTCAATAAAGGTGTCTATGACAAGGCTATCCTCGGTTACTATACCGAAGAGGAACTTGAAGAGCTCAATAGTTATATCGATCACGATAGAGACCTTAAGTTTACCTATGCTGGTCTCAGACAGGTTTATGACAAGTATCTGTGTCAGGATCGTTCTTCTGGGAAGGTCTTCGAGACCCCCCAGTTCATGTATATGTTGATTGCTGCTACTATTTTTCATGGGTACCCCAAAGAGACACGCCTCTCGTATGTTCAGAGGTATTATGATGCCACTTCGAGGCATCTTATCAATATCCCGACGCCTATTATGGCCGGTGTTAGAACTCCTATTCGTCAGTACGCTTCTTGTGTTCTCATTGATGCTGATGATTCTATTAATAGTATCTTTGCCAGTGATATGGCTATTGGATATTATACGAGTCAACGTGCGGGGATTGGTATCAATGCTGGTCGGATTAGAGCTTTGGGTTCTCGGATACGTGATGGAGAAGTTCAACATACAGGTGTCATCCCGTTTCTTAAGAAATTTGAAGCCACTGTTAGATGCTGTACTCAAAACGGAGTTAGAGGCGGTAGCGCAACGGTTCACTTCCCAATTTGGCACAAAGAAATCGAAGACATCCTCGTCCTCAAAAACAACAAAGGGACCGAGGATAATCGAGTACGAAAACTAGATTACTCTATCCAGTTGTCTAAGATATTCTACGAGCGTTTCATCAAAGATGAGAACATCACATTGTTCTCACCACACGAAGTACCAGGTCTCTATGAAGCCTTTGGTACTGAAGATTTTGATACTCTGTATGAGTTATACGAAATCAATGATGCCGTCCCTAAGAAAACCATCAGTGCAAGAGAACTCTTTCTCAGCTTGATGAAGGAAAGAGCAGAGACTGGTCGTGTCTATGTCATGAACATTGACCACTGTAACACTCACTCCTCTTTCAAAGTTCCTGTTAGGATGTCTAACCTCTGTCAGGAAATTACCCTCCCTACTGACCCACTCAACCATATAGATGATGAAGGTGCTGAAATATCACTGTGTATTCTTTCGGCACTTAATGTCGGGAAGATTCGTAAGCTTACCGAGTTGGAAGATTTGTGCGATATTGCTGTTCGGGCTCTCGATGAGCTTATCGAGTACCAAGGATACCCCGTTAAGGCAGCTGAACGGGCCACTAAGGCCCGCAGAAGCCTCGGTATCGGTGTCATTGGACTTGCCCACTACTTCGCCAAACATGGTGTAAAGTATAGTGATGAAGAAACTTTATCTCTCACTCACCACTTGTTTGAATCTCTGCAGTATTACTGCCTAGTAGCTTCTAACACTTTGGCGAAAGAGAAAGGTGCCTGTAGTGCCTTCCACGAAACCAAATACTCTGATGGTATTCTCCCCATCGACACATACAAGAAGGATGTGGATGAAGTATTCAGTCCCGCCGTTGATTATCTTTATGATTGGGAAACCCTAAGGGAGAGTATCAAAGAACACGGACTCAGGCACTCCACATTGACCGCCCAGATGCCTTCTGAGTCATCCTCTGTAGTTTGTAACGCCACTAATGGTGTCGAACCACCTCGCGACTATCTGTCGGTCAAGAAGTCGAAGAAAGGAACACTCAAACAGATTGTTCCTTCTTATAGCACCCTGAAGAATAACTATACTCTTCTGTGGGATATGACTTCGATGGATGGATACCTCAATGTTATGGCTTTGATGCAAAAGTTTATGGACCAGTCCATTTCAACCAACACATCTTATAACCCACAACACTATGATAATTCGGAAGTTCCTGCTTCTGTTCTTATTACTGACCTTCTTCGATCCTACCAACTCGGGATCAAGACCCTATACTACCAGAATACTTACGACGGGAAGGGTGACGAGGAGATCACTGACTCACCAACTGAATTATCTGTTGAGGACCTGTTAGAATTAGATGATGAAGGCTGTGACACCTGTTCTATTTGATGGTTCAAGAATTTAACCCCAAACTTTTCACCTAAATCTAACACCAAGGAAGCAAAAGATGATTGACGGAATGACTGTTTTCAACCCCCATAAGGTTAACTCCAAGGAACAACCAATGTTCTTTGGTCAACCACTTGGGGTACAACAATACACAAGTTTCAAATACCCTATTTTTGATAAACTCACACAAACCCAGTTGAGTTTCTTCTGGAGACCGGATGAAGTATCTCTCCAGAAAGACAGGTCTGACTATCAAACTCTCAGACCCGAACAAAAACACATCTTTACTTCCAACCTCAAGTATCAGGTTATGTTGGATTCCGTTCAGGGTCGTGGACCCAGTATGGCTTTCCTTCCTTATTGTTCTTTACCCGAGTTAGAGTCGGCGATGGAGTGTTGGGGTTTCATGGAAATGATTCACTCCAGATCCTATACTCACATTATCAAGAACCTTTACAGTGATCCCGATTCAGTTTTTAATACTATCCTAGAAGATGAAAAAATTCTCTCCCGCGCAAGAACGGTTACAGAATCTTATGATGGATTCATACGAGAAGCTCAAAGATACAGCCTCGGCGACTGGGAGCACGCTATTGAAGGAGCTGGTTCGTTTAAAGAACAACGTTACGAACTTAAAAGAAAACTCTTCAAAGCGATGATGAATGTGAACATCCTTGAGGGTGTTCGTTTCTATGTGTCATTTGCGTGTACTTTTGCCTTCGGTGAGTTGAAGGTCATGGAAGGATCCGCTAAGATTATTTCATTGATTGCTCGTGATGAGAACCAACATCTGGTTCTTACACAGAACATCATTAACAAGTGGAGAGATGGTGACGACCCGGATATGAAGAAGATCTACCATGAAGAGGTGGAAAACTCCCGCCGGATGTTCGATAACTGTGTTAACGAAGAAAAGGCTTGGGCCAAATACCTCTTTAAAGATGGTTCTATGATTGGTCTGTCCGAACAACTTCTCCACAGATATGTGGAGTGGATTGCTAATCGTCGTATGAAAGCGATTGGTTTACAACCACTCTATGATATCCCAGCAACACACAACCCTCTACCCTGGACTGAGCACTGGATTAAATCTAAAGGTGTCCAAGTTGCCCCACAAGAAACAGAAGTTGAATCCTACATCATTGGTGGTATCAAACAAGACATCAAGGAGAATGCCTTCTCTGGATTTAAACTATGAGTTGGGGTAAGATGGCAGTCGGTGCTTATAAGACTGCCAAAGTGATTGTGAAAGACCCATCTTGGGTCGATGAAGAAAAGTTTAGATCACGAATGAAATTATGTGAAGGCTGTGATCTATACAATCACCACACTAAAAGATGTAAAGAGTGTGGTTGTTACATGTTAATGAAAGCGAAGTTCAATGCAACTTCATGTCCTATTGGTAAATGGTAATGTTTGTTTGTCCTATCCCCATCCCACCAACACCTCCGGCTGTTGTATCAATCTGGCCAGGTGACCCATCACTTCCTGAGTTAGAGTATTGTGGTTTCAATTACAAAGGTGTCCCTATGAAATGTGAATGCTCCCCAGAAGAAGAAAAATCAACTCTGTTAAACTCAATATCCCCTTGACTAAATAGAGACGGTCTATTATAATAGACTTACGTTCACCGGAGACTTAGGTCTCTGGCGCAAGTAGCCAACGCGGAACGGAGGCGTTCATCCTATGTTTCTCTCATCACTGGTAACGATCGGTTTATTAGTATCGCCCACGACCTCTATCTTTGAGAGTCGACATTACCTCAGTTGTGAGGACTATGTATGGGTAGTAAGGGGAGTTGAAAAGAGTGAACTAATTAGTGAAGTACAAAGGTCGGAGATAAGATTAGAACTTATTGAAGCAACCGACCCAGTTTGTTTTGAGTAACATAGGACGCAAACGTTGACGAAGGAACGGGGACTACCAACCCAAACCGGAGTAAACACATGAACACGCTCGCACTTATTAAACAGAAAATCCAGAAGGCTTCTGCACTTCACGATGCCAGAATCACCGTCACGAAATATCGTGGTATTGAATGTCAGGTTCATCAGGGAAGTGAAGAGTCACATGGCTCTTTCTGTTATCGTGGAAGAATCTACACCAAGTGAACGAAATAAGGGGTCTTCGGACCCCTTTTTTGGTCTAAATATTAGAAGTGATACGAACTCTGTCATGGAAAATCACCTTGAGGTAAATCAATGGCAGACCCATCAACTGAAACAACTGAAGACCAAAGCCCCGAAGAAGAAAAGAAGAAGAAGGGGCTACTAACTAAATTTAAAGAGAGTGTGGATGACAAAGAAGAACAACTCGCAATCCTATCAACATTTGTCAGACTTGGTATCCTTGTCTGGTCTGGAACAATTCTCACATTGGCTTATGTTGAACTTCCAGAAGTTCTCAAGATGCCTAAACAGGACCTTGATCCAACCTTTATCGCTTCTGTTTTCACTGGAGTTTTGGCTACCTTTGGAGTACAAACAGCCAAGAAGGGTGCCGGTATTGGTGGAGGTGGGGGTGGCATCACGAAGGCGGACATGGAGAAGTTAATCGAAGCTGCTTCTCAAACAGCTCCAGCTCAAACTATTCGTATCGAACAAGGACCTGTTAAGATTGTCCCCGAGGCACCAAAGTCAGATGGAGAGCTTAGCTGATAACTTCTTAGCTAACTTGGCAGGAGAAAGGAAGAGTGACTTAAACCTCTTCTGACCCTCCTGCGTAAACTTATCCTTCAACCCATCATCAACAATAACTTTGTTAACTGTTTCATAAAACTCATCAAGTTCTATTTGGTCTCTGATGTATGACTCCACATTGTCTACAGAGTCTACTAACTTAGTACCTGTCTTAGAATGTTCAAAGATATCCACATTACCATGTGAGTTGAGAACATATTGAATAACTGGTGTAACCTTTTTAACCTTGACCTTAAACTTCTTCTTCTTGAGTAGGTCACCTATCCCACCCAGTGATTTCTTGACTAACATCCCAGCAACTAAAGTAGTTACTGTCGCAATAACAGCTGTAGCTCCAGTAGTGGCAACTACATCTAGTGGGGGTAAATCAACTGTGACACCACCAACATCAATACTTGGTCCTGTAGGTGGTAGGGGTGGTAATGTTCTATCTGGGTCAGCTGGTTCCGCCGGTACGGGTGTTGGAGATTGAATCATCCCTTCAAATTGTTCTTGAGTGGGAGCATCAAGAGTAGGATACTCAATTACCACTGAAGGCACATCAATAACTGGTCTCTCTAATGTAGACACTACGGGTGGTGGTGTCTCTCTAATTGATGGTGGTGGGATCTCCCGAATGACATTTCTGGGGATGACTATAGGTCTAATTTCCATAAGGGTATTTAT